GAAAACACTTGCTCTTAGGAGATTACAAGTTCCAATAATATTAGTCCTGATAAAAGGATCTACATTCTTAATTGAGTTATCTACATGACTCTCTGCAGCAAAATTAAAAACCTTTCTAGGTTTATACTTTGCAAAGACCTCATCTACATGTTCCTTATCACCAATATCACAATTTACTAAAGTGTACTGACTAGGAACATATTCTTTATTGGCGGCATAGGTAAGACTATCAACTACAACAACTTCTTCATCAGTTACAGTAAGTAAATAATGAAGAAAATTGCTGCCTATAAATCCAGCACCACCTGTAACTAATAACATTATACCTTAAGTGCTTCCATCGTCTGTTTGTAATCTTGATCAAATAATGCTAGTCCTTTATCGGTAAGAACATGATTATACATCTTCTCAAATACTGATGGAGGAATTGTAACTATTTGAGCACCTTTAGCAAAGGATTCTGATACTGCCTTTACACCACGAATAGATGCAGAAAGAATACCAGTCTTAATCCAATGTGCTTGATAAATTTCAGATATATCTTTAATCAATTCTAATCCATTCACAGAATTATCATCAAGTCTTCCTACGAATGGGGATACATATGCTGCACCTGCTTTAGCAGCAAGGATTGCTTGTGCTGCATCAAAGATCAAAGTAACATTAACTCTAATATTATCTCTTGATAAATGAGCACAAGTGAGAAGACCATCTGGAGTACAAGGAACTTTAACAGTACACACTTCCTCAAACTTTTCAGAAAGTCTCTTACCTTCTGCTGTCATTGTGGCACTATCACCAACAACTTCCATACTGATATCTCTAACACCTATATCATCAGCAAGTTCTGTATAAACTTCTTCAGGATCTCTACCACTCTTTCTAATCAACGTTGGATTGGTAGTAACACCATCTATTAACCCAGTGGCAAAATGCTTTCTTATAAGAGAAGTATCAGCAGTGTCCAGAAAAATTTTCATTAGTATCTTATCTCGGTCTTTTATATATGTGTGGTGGAAGGAGGGAATTCATTTTACCCTCAAGTAACGGGAATCGCTAGTGTGCGATGTAAGGTTCATTACAACTTGAGTTCCCTTGGTCGGGGTTCTGGACAATGCCAGCGAGCACCACCTCTAACTCAATACTTTACCCCGCCTAATTCCAACAGGGTTCTTCAGTCACTTCCGTGTCAAGACCGTCGCCTCAACAAATATAGTATAGCATAAAAAAAGAGGGTGTCAACCCCCCTCTTCTTCCAATTCTTCCATTACTTCTGTGATGGGTTCTAAAACTAATAATTCCATATCTTCATCATCAGGATTCACCTCAATCCATTCCTCAAACTCCTTATAGATTGCATCTTTAGCACCAATAGATTCTACTGATTCCACTTTATCAATAGACCATTCTCTAATATGGGCAACCATATCATCCGTTGTCATCTCCGTAGTCATAGTAGTCTTTTCTGAAGTATCTTGAGAGGATGTTACTATTGTAGTACTTTGGTGTCCCATCGTCAAGTTGTTCTGTAAGCACTCCTTTGGTAAAGAGTTGCTTCGTTTCTTCGTAGTTTGTTTTGCCAGCTGTTTTATGTAAGCTGAGGATAGTTCTGCTAAAGTTCTGTCTACCCAATTGTTGAATTTCTTCTTTAAGTTCTGGACAAGACCCATAATACTTCTTCCAATCAGATTCTGATTTTACTTTTCTCTTCTTACCTTTGGGAGTTCTAAACTTCCAGAAATATTTCCTACCGATGTATTCTCTCCCATTTTGTAGATTGATAATACGGTAGACGTAACCGAAGAAATCATTAATATCGTCAGTAGTGAAAGGTTTACCCTCATATAACCAGGGGTTTTCGTAATTTCCTCCCTCAACCATCTCATAATTTTCATAATCGTATTAATATTTAGATAAGATTCTCCAAGTCTCTGTAAAATCCTCTACATTATAAGCTTCACCCATCATGTTACTTGCAATTGCCATTGCTAAAGAGTAATCATTTCCACCTTCCTGCATCTTGTCACCAAAGAAATGCAACTCATCATCCTTATCAAAATCCCTTAGTATTTGACTCTTATCACTTCCTTTTGGTCCTATATCAATACCAGTTTGCCCACCAAGTGTCATAGCCAAATCAGGAAATGCATTCTTAAGTCTATCTAATATATCTTCTCTCTCTAATCTTTCAGTATCCCATTTGATATATTCTTCTCTTCCTACAGAAGGATCTTTACCTCTACCTAAGATACTAAAATTAACTTGACCAGGTCTTCTCTCAATATGAACTCCATTACGTATAGGAAAACAACTATATGCTAATTCATCTTCCAAAAATTTTTCTACCTTCTTTGGTAACTCCCATATATCCCTATAAACATTTTTATCTGCTTCATATACATCACTACCAGAACAATTATAAACTCTCTTACAAGAATCATATAAACCTGCTCCTATTTGCTCTAAAGTCTTTTGCCTATCACTACCTGTAACAAGATAAACAGGATTCTTAATAGCAAAATAGATCATGAAGGTTTTAAATTCAGGATCTATCTTTTGTCTACTAGGAGTTAAAGTTCCATCAATATCAAAGATAAATTTTTTCATCCAATACTCCAAATAGACTTACAATAATCCCTAATAGAACGATCTGATGAGAAGAATCCTGACCTTGCAGTATTCAGTAATGACATCTTATTCCATCTATCTTTATCTTTCCAAGCACTGCTAACTCTATCTTGAGCATCAAGGTAATCAGAGAAGTCTGCAAAGACACAGAAAGGATCATGATTCAAAAGATTGTCAATCAATGGTGAAAAGATTTCTTTATCACCCTGACTGAAATGACCACCTCTAATAAGGTTAACTGCTTCCCAAAGTTCTGTACTCATATGTGATTGAGGATTGTATCCATTATGCCATAAATCCGCAATACCTTTTTCATCATTACCAAACAAGAAGAAATTCTCTCCACCTACAAGTTCTCTTATCTCTACATTAGCACCATCAAGAGTACCAATAGTAAGAGCACCATTCATCATAAACTTCATGTTCCCAGTACCTGATGCTTCCTTACCTGCCGTTGAAATCTGCTCAGATAAATCAGCAGCAGGGTATACAAGTTCTCCTAACTTAACGCTATAGTTTGGTAAGAATACTACACGTAACTTACCATCCATATCAGGATCACTATTAACAACCTCTGCAATGTTACATATAAACTGAATGATTAACTTAGCCATATAGTAACCAGGTGCTGCCTTACCTCCAAAGATTACAGTTCTAGGTACTACATCTGCACCATTTTTAATGCGAAGGTATTGATGAACAATCCATAAAGCAAGTAAATGCTGTCTCTTATACTCATGTATCCTTTTAACCTGCACATCAAACATACTAGATGGGTCTACAGATATTCCTAGATGATTAAAGATATAAGTAGCAAGATTATGTTTACCTACAACCTTTGCTTCACCAAATTTCTCCAAGAGTGATGCATCATCCACACTATTTTCTAAATCCTTCAAAGATTCCATATTGGTAATCCAATCTGGGCAATAAGAATCAAGAACTTCTGTCAATGCTGGATTACATGATGCAACCCATCTACGAGGGGTCACTCCATTAGTAACGTTAGTAAACTTATGTGGCCATAGATCATAAAACTCTGGCATCAATTGAGTCTTTACTAACTCAGAATGCAATGCTGCTACACCATTGACATGATGAGACCCTACAGTTGCAAGGTTTGCCATACGAATTGCTTTATTACCACGTTCATCAATGATAGACATCTTCTCTAACATTGCATCATCAGCAGGATAATGAAGTCTTACTACCTGTAAGAACCTACGATTAATCTCATAGATGATTTCCATATGACGAGGAAGAAGATTCTTAAAGAGTCTAAGATCCCACTTCTCTAATGCTTCTGGTAAAAGAGTATGATTCGTATATGCAATAGATTTAGTTACAATCTCCCATGCAGCATCCCATTCTATATGTCTTTCATCAACAAGCAATCTCATCAATTCTGCTACAGCAATAGCAGGATGAGTATCATTTAATTGTACTTGCCAGTAATTTGGAAACTCTTCTAATGATATACCTCTTCTATCCAAACTATTAAGCATATCCTGTAGAGATGCACTCACAAAGAAGTGCTGCTGCTTTAATCTTAATTGCTTACCTTGGTCTGTTCCATCATTAGGATACAATACCTTAGATATAGTCTCAGAAGAAACACTTTGTTCTACTGAACCTAAGTAATCTCCAATATTAAATGCATAAAAATCAAATGTCTCTGTAGCATCTGCTCTCCATAATCTCAAACGATTACAACTATTAACTCTATACCCTAACTGGAGAACATCATAAGGTACAGCAATCACCTGTTCATCAGGAACCCATCTTACTCTATAATTACCTCTATCCGATACATAATTCTCTACTCTACCACCAAATCCTACCAATACAGACTCATCTGGTTGACATAACTCCCAAGGCCATTCTCCATGCAACCAGTTATCAGTAACTTCTATCTGTTGATTATCTCTTATCTGCTGCTTAAAAATTCCATACTTATACCTTATACCATAACCAGTAGCAGGTACTTTAAGACTTGCTAGAGACTCCATATAGCAAGCAGCAAGACGACCCAAACCACCATTACCTAGTCCAGGTTCCTCTGCTACATCAAGAATCTCATCTAACGTATAATCATATTCTGATAATGCTTCTCTTGCCTCATCTCTTATCCCCAAACTAATAAGATTATTATTAAGTTGTGGTCCAATTAAAAATTCTGCTGATAGATATGCAACTTCTTTCTGTGATTGAGGTTTTGTATCCAACCAGTATGTCATCATCTGATCTCTTACAGCATAACATAATGCCATATAGAAATCATGTTTAGTAGCAATCTCAGGTCTCTTACCTAATGTATAATAAAGACGTTCATTGATACCATTATAAAGGTTATTTGTCATTAGAGTTTAAATCCTGAGAACGTGTCCTTCTTAACATCTTGTTTAATACCACCTACAACATAAGACTCTACTTCTGTCTCCTGTGGTGCTTCA